ACTGATCCGGCTATATTTGTTAAAATTAAACGAAAATTAGAAAATCAGGGAATAAATTGTGACAGCTGGTAGACCTACAAAATACAATGCTACGTTCCATCCGAAATTGGTTGAGGCTTATGCGCGGCTGGGAATGACAGATGTTCAAATAGCTGAAGAACTTGAAATTTCTGAAAAGACTTTGAATAATTGGAAAGAAAAATACCCGGAATTTTTACAGTCCATGTCCAGGGGGAAAAATCAAATCGATGATCAAGTGGAATCAGCACTTTTGAAAAAAGCTCTCGGGTACGAGTACGATGACGAAAAGCCGTTTCAGTTCCAAGGCGGCCCTGTGAAAGTTACATACAAAAAGATTGTCGATCCTGATTATAATTCAATTCGTTTGTGGTTACTCAATAGGCGTCCGAAAAAATGGAGAGATAAGGTTCATATCGAGGATGATACGGACTTCTCCAGGCAAAAGGACAAATTAGATAAGATTAGAGAATCTGCTTTAAAAGAAAATGGCAAAAAATGAAAATATTACAGATGGAGATATTTATAATTTTATCAAGTGGCCTCATCTATTTGGCCATTATATTGGCTATGATAAGTTAGCACCTGTTCATGGTCAATGGATCAAAGATGTATTTTACAGGAGGACGTTAGAGTCTTTGCAGGCACACAGAGGAAGCTATAAAACTACTGCCTTAATCATTGTTGGAGCAATCTGGTATTTGATGTTCATCAATGCTGACGCCACAATTGGCACTATTAGGAAATCCGATGATGAAGCGCAAAAAATAGGAAAGACTGTCAAAGAACATTTTGAGTCAAAGGAACTTTTACTTATTGCAAAATACCTTTATGATTCAAAAATAAAAACACTTAAGACATCGTCCTGGTCGAATTCATCTTTTACTATTTCAATTAAAAAAAGCAAGACGCCAGAAGGTTCCTTCGAAGCAAGGGGGAAATCTTCGTCGTTGACCGGAACACACTATGACATAGTCTTGCCGGACGACCTCATAACGTTAAAAGATAGGACTTCAAAGGCAGAGCGTGAGAGCACATTTGATGTAGTATATGAGCTTCAAAACAATATCGTCAACCCGAATGGCTTTATATTTTATTCAGGCACGCCGTGGCATAAGGACGATGCCTGGAAAATTATGCCTGAACCAGTGCGGTACCCTATAGGTTCATTAACACTGCCGCACATAACGCCTGAATTTATAGCAGATAAAAAAAGAAGCAACACGTCATCTCTTTATGCCGCAAATTATTTGTTGAAGCATATCTCTGATGAAGACGCTATTTTCCCGGAACCGAAAAAAGAAAAATGGCCTGAAAAGAGATTTAAAAAAATAAGCGCATGGCTCGATCCTTCGTACAAAGGTGAGAACACAACAGCTCTTGCGTTGTACGGATTTTGCAATAATAAACATTATGTTCGCGGATGGGTGTGGCCGGATAGTGTTGAGGCATGTTACACAAAAATAGTTAATCGTCTAACGGAATATAATTGCGGCACTCTATACGTAGAAACTAACGCGGATAAAGGTTTCTCAGCGCGTGATCTCAGGATTAAATGGCCTGCCGTTGTAGATAGAAACGAGAGTATGAACAAGCACATAAAAATAATATCACATTTAAAGAAAAATTGGGACGATATTATATTTGCTGAAGATTGTCAGGATGAATTTTTAAATCAAATTATGGATTATCAGGAAGGTGAGGAGCCGGACGATGCTCCTGATGCGTTAGCCGCATTGCTTAGAGAGATGAAGATTTATAATATAGATGAGATTTTGCATAGGAGATTTGCTATATGAAATATAAACAATGGCGGCAGTACAATAAAGCCGTTAAAACAATAGAAAAATTACAAAAAAGATTTGATGGCTTATACGATCCACTAACGTCAAGGGGTTCGTCTGACGATAGGACTACAAGGCTTAGAGGTCGTGGGGCATCTCGCACGTGGGGCGAACATTTAGAGCTTTATAAATCGAATGGGTTTATACAAAATATAATTGATGTGCCAGCTAACGATGCTATACGAGAATGGATAACTATAGAAACAAACCTTGATGAACAATATAATATTTCACGTATGATCCAAACAAGAATGGACGAATTAAAAGTTCGTGAAAAAATGAGGGACTTAGTCCGTTATGCACGCATGTACGAAAAAGGGTCATGGCTATACTATGGGATTATTGCGGAAGCGCCGCAAGATTATAAATTGCTTAAAGAACCTCTGCCACTGAATACTTTGAAATATATAGATTTCATAAACGTTATCGACAACCCTGATCGAGTTTCGATATTAGAAATCAATCAAAGCGAACCATTAAAAAAAGATTACCGTGAATATAATTTTCTGATTTCTGGTACCGAGACACATAAGAGTAGATTTTCCTGGCTGGTTAATAATTTCATACCAGAAGACAAAAGAGGAATGTCACAGATTGATATTGTATTTGATTCTATATCCGCGCAGGATTCGGCATTATGGTCGACTTCAACTATGGTGCAGGATATGGCAACAAAGATTTTCAAGTCCGATCTTATAGCAAATTTGGAACCGACAAAAAAAGCTGAACTTCTTTCAAAATTAAAACATATAATGACGACACTTTCGTCTATCGTGTTAACATCGGATGAAGATTTCCAAAAACTTACATATAACGTTACTGGCATCAGGGAAATATTCGAGTTTATATTCGACAATCTTGCAGGCGTTTCTAATATACCGAAAAACATTTTACTCGGCAAGGCTCATGGCGTTGTGACGGCCGGGGAATACGATACGCTTAATTATTACGCGCAAGTTTCTAATTATCAGGAAAATTATTTGCGGCCTATTATTGATAAAATAATTAAATTGATTCTGCATGAGCAATGTGGGGAAATATATAGAACTGTTGACAACATAAACGAAATAGATTGGAAATATGAATTCAATTCTCTTTGGACTCTTGACCCAATTTCTCAGGCTGATGTTGATTTGAAAAAATCTCAAAGAGATGAAATTGATTTCAATATAGGCAAGGCCAATAGTGAAGAGCTTAGAAATCTCGACGAACGTTACTCGGAGCTTGAAGATTTTGAGACAGAAGCGACGAGAGAGATAAATAAAATAATAGAAGAGGAAGAGAAATGAAAAAGATAATTATAATTTTAATGTTGGTTGGTCTGTTTGGTTGCTCAACTACAATCAAAGAAAGCAGAAGTAAGAACCTTCCGCAACATATTGAAGAACAATAAAATCATTTATTTCAATAAAGCAATATTTACATGCAATACTAAGATGGTTCGGCTTGAATCAGAAATGATACGACAAACGATATTGTGGATGAATATAAAAAAGATAGTTATATATAATTAAGAGGAGATGAATAGTATGATTTGTGAAGACAAGGAAAATAAAATTCTTATATTAGAATTTGGGGATGGGGATATTTTAATAGCTCCTGGAAAAAAAAGAGATGACGATACTCCTACATGTTCTTTTATACAGGGCGAATGTGGCGAGATAGGTAGATTTAATCATGGGATGGTTGCAAAACAAGATACTGAACTTGACACAAGAGTGAGATTTGTTTTTAAAAAAGTACAATCGCTTGATGTTCTTATCGAACAATTACAAATAGTGAAAAAATCATTTGATGAAAAGTAAATATCCAAAACATCTTGAAGCTGAGTATGAAAAACTTTTAGGCAATGCTGTTTTGCGCCTTGCTAAATTCATGATCCCGGCTATACGAAAGGAATTAAAAAAGTCTGCTAATGACATCAAGACTGATGCTGACTTCACTGAGTTTCTCAATAGACTTATGGATGGCATCAGGGAAAAACTTTTACGTTCCGGATATCTTTCCAGGCGCATGGATCAAATAGCATTGAATATTCAGTCATGGGTAAACAGGCAAACTATAAATATATTAAAAAAGAAAGATGCGCCGAAAACATCTATAGAATTATCGATAGCCGGAATAGAGAATTTAAAAGAGACTGCAATTCTCCCCGAATTTGTAAAGAACTTTAGAATTAGAAATTTAGAGTTAGTGAAAATAGCTGGCAATGAATACATCGACGGCATATATCAGATAGCAGAACAGGGATTTATAAAAGGTGAATCTCTCAAGACTATGACTGAAGGCATGAAAAAATTTACAGGTGAGAATGTTAATAAAGCGAAATTTTGGGCACGTGATCAGGTCGGCGATGCCTACGCGGAATACAATAAGAATGCTCAGGCAGCCGCAGGACTAACTCATTATAGATGGAATACCGTAGGCGATAACAAGGTTAGAGGCACTGACCCAAAAGACGAAACGAGTCACGTTGAGCTTAACGGAAAAATATTTTCATGGGCCGTTGGTGCGATCAGAACTGGACAGCTTAGCAAGCCGGGGGCCCGTCATCCCGGAGAAGATTACAACTGCCGTTGTTGGCCTGAACCGGTATTGCCGGGAGAAAAATAAAAAAAGAGGGGAATAAATATGGGATACCAACCAGATAGTCGCAGAAGATGCGAAGATTGTGGTCATTTAATTAAAAAAAGAAGATTATTTTCTAAAACAATTTATAGATGTCAATATTATGGGAAAGTTGATACATGGCTTGGTTATGATTTAATCATAGAAAATCCTGAAGAAAAAAATAAAAATGGTGATTGCAATAATTATATAAGAGGGGAATAAATGAATAAATATTCTTTCGAAATGTTTTATGATTATTATAGAGGTTGCTCACAACGTGAGCTTGAGCGCAAATATAATTGCTCAATGCGAACGATCACATCATACTGCAAAAAAATTATGACTTATTTATT